ATGACTATGCCATCGATTTCGACGCCGCCCGATCTCAGGTCCGGTGCCGACTGGATCGCCTCCGAGACTGCCGAGGTCCAAAAATCGTTCCTTGATGAACTGAGCCAGGAGGAACTTCTTGCGCTTCCCTATATGTTCGATTTCTGGGCGATGCCGCATCAGTTGCCCCCTGCGGGCGACTGGCGGTCCTGGCTGATCATGGGGGGGCGCGGGGCCGGTAAAACGCGGGCCGGTGCGGAATGGGTGCGGGCCGCTGTGGAGGGCGCGCGCCCGACCGATCCGGGGCGGTGCAGCCGGATCGCGCTGGTGGGCGAAACGATGGATCAGGTACGTGAGGTGATGGTATTCGGCGACAGCGGCATTCTGGCCTGTTCGCCGCCCGACCGCCGCCCGCTCTGGCATGCGACCCGCCGGATGCTGATCTGGCCGAACGGGGCCACGGCGCAGGCTTTCTCGGCGCATGAGCCGGAATCCCTGCGCGGTCCGCAGTTTGACGGGGCATGGGTGGATGAGATGGCGAAATGGAAAAAGGGGCAGGAGACGTGGGACATGCTGCAATTCGCCCTGCGACTGGGAGATGCGCCGCGGGTCTGCGTGACGACAACGCCGCGCAATGTCGGGGTTCTCAAGGATCTGTTGAAACGGCCCAGCACGGTTGTGACCCATGCACCGAGCGAGGCGAATGCCGCCAATCTGGCGGATTCGTTCCTGCAGGAGGTGCGGCTGCGCTATGCGGGCTCTCGTCTGGCGCGGCAGGAACTGGACGGTATTCTGCTGGAAGAGGCCGAATGCGCGCTGTGGTCCTTGGCCCAACTGGATGCGGTGCGGGTGACGGACCTGCCGGAGATGGACAGGATCGTCGTGGCGATAGATCCGGCCGTCTCCTCGCACAGTGCATCGGATGAATGCGGGATCGTCGTGGTGGGGGCTGTCACGCGCGGGCCGGTGCAGGACTGGCGCGCCTATGTGTTGGAAGATGCCACCATTGCGGGGGCAAAGCCGCTGGTCTGGGCCAGCCGCGCCATCACGGCGATGGAGCGTTGGGGCGCGGACAGGCTGGTGGCCGAGGTCAATCAGGGCGGTGACATGGTGGAACAGGTGATCCGCCAGATTGATCCGCTGGTGCCGTTCCGCAAGCTGCATGCCTCACGTGGCAAGGTGGCGCGGGCGGAACCTGTCGCCGCGCTTTACGAGCAGGGCCGCGTCTTTCATCACGGGGCCTTGGGCGCGTTGGAGGACCAGATGTGCGCGATGACGGCGCAGGGCTATGCCGGAAAGGGCAGCCCCGACCGGCTGGATGCCTTGGTGTGGGCGTTGCACGAGTTGATCATTGAGCCCTCGGCCCAATGGCGCCGCCCGCAGGTGCGTTCGGTCTGATCCGGATTTGTTAAACTTTTCCACGCATTTTCCTCGCATGGGTTCGGACAGCTCTTCCTCAGCAACAGGTTGCAATCGGGGCAGGGCTGACCGGACCGCAGGGGCGACGGCACAGGGAGAGTGGCATGGTTTTTCAATTCCTCAAGCGCGGTGCGGCTGTGGCAGCAGCCGAGCAAAAGGCCAGCGCTGCGGGACCGTTGCTGGCCTTGCAGGGGGCGGGCCGTGTTGTCTGGAGCCCGCGTGACACATCCTCTTTGACGCGGTCGGGCTATACCGGCAATCCGGTGGGTTTTCGCTGCGTCAAGATGCTGTCCGAGGCGGCGGCGGCCTTGCCGCTGGTGTTGCAGGGGGAGGGGCGTCGTTTCGAGACCCATCCGGTGCTTGCGCTGCTGGGCAATCCCAATCCCGCGCAGGGCCGTGCCGAACTGCTGGAGGCGCTTTATGCCCAACTGCTGCTGACTGGCAACGGCTATCTGGAACTGGTGACAACGGATGCCGGCGGGCTGGCGGAACTGCATGTGCTGCGCTCGGACCGGATGAGCCTGATCCCCGGCGCGGACGGCTGGCCGGTAGCCTATGATTACACGGTGGGCGGGCGCAAGCACCGCTTTGCAGCCGGCACGCCGCTGGCCCCGATCTGCCACATCAAAAGCTTTCATCCGCAGGACGACCATTACGGCTTTTCACCGATGCAGGCGGCGGCGCAGGCGGTGGATGTGCATAACGCGGCCAGCCGCTGGTCCAAGGCGCTGCTCGACAATGCCGCGCGGCCATCGGGGGCGATTGTCTATCGCGGGGCCGAGGGGCAGGGCAGTCTGAGCAGTGACCAGTATGACCGGTTGGTGTCGGAGATGGAAAGCCATCATCAGGGCGCGCGCAATGCGGGCCGTCCGATGCTGCTGGAAGGCGGGCTGGACTGGAAGCCGATGGGTTTCTCGCCCTCTGATATGGAATTCCAGAAAACCAAGGAGAGTGCGGCGCGCGAGATCGCGCTGGCCTTCGGGGTGCCGCCGATGCTGCTGGGCATTCCGGGCGATTCCACCTTTGCCAATTACCAGGAGGCCAACCGCGCGCTGTATCGTCTGACGGTCTTGCCGATGGCCACACGGGTCGTGGCGAGCCTTGCGGAATGGCTGTCGCGCTTCACTGGTGAGATGCTGGACCTGCATCCCGATCTGGATCAGGTGCCCGCGCTGGCCGTGGAACGCGAGCTGCAATGGCGGCGCGTGTCCGAGGCGGGTTTTCTCAGCGATGCGGAAAAACGCGTGCTGCTGGGCCTGCCCGCCCTGCCAATGGCGGATGACGCAGGCGAGGGGGCGGATGCATGAGCGAGCCCCGCAGCGGCCAGCGCGAACAAGGCCGGTACGGCTTCGAGGCTTTCGACTGCGCGCCCGCGCTGCGGCTGGAGGCGCATGAGCGGGTCTCCACCCTGCATATCGACAATCTCAACCGGCGCGCCGAGAAGCTGGAGGCGCTGGTGGAAAAGCTGGAAAAGCGTTTGTGGCTGGGGGTTTACGGCGTGGTCGCCGTGATCCTGGGGCAGGCGTTCCAATCAATCGTGACGGCAGTGCCGCTGGTGGGGCTGCCATGAAAGGAGAGGCGATGGAAACGGGACTGGAGCACAAGTTCTGCCGTCCGGATGTCGGGTTGAACCTGACCGAGGGCAGCACGGGCTTTGTGATCGAAGGTTATGCAAGTCTGTTCGATGCGCCCGATCAGGGCGGTGATGTGGTGGCGCGCGGCGCCTATGCGCGCTCGCTCAAGGCGATGGCCGCCGAGGGTCGGCGGGTGCGGATGCTCTGGCAGCACAATCCGGCGCAGCCCATCGGTATCTGGGACGAGGTGACCGAGGATGCACGCGGGCTGCGCGTCAAGGGGCGGTTGCTCGATAGTGTGGCGCAGGGGCGCGAGGCAGCGGCGCTGGTTGCGGCTGGCGCGATCGAGGGGCTGTCGATCGGCTATCGCACGATCCGCGCCCAGAAAACCGATGCAGGCCAGCGCCTTCTGACAGAGCTTGATCTGTGGGAAGTCTCGCTTGTGACCTTCCCGATGCTGCCATCCGCGAAGGTTGCGGCCAAAACTGCTGCGCCGCCCGATTTGGCGCTGCAGGAACTGGCGGCGCTGTTCAACGAGGCAAGCGTGGTGCTGCGGCACGGCTGACCCATCAGGGTGATCCGGCAGGACCAATCCATCCCGACGCATCACCCCACAACAGGAGAACGCGAAACATGACAACCGGGCAATCGCCTCGGACCGGGGAAGGTCTGCCGTCAGACCTGTCACCGGCCATTGACCTGAAATCCGCGGTTGCGGGGTTCACAAAAGAACTCAAGGGCTTTCGGGCCGATATTCATCAACGACTTCAACAGCAGGAAGAGCGACTGACCATGCTTGATCACAAATCCCACGCCGCGCGCGCCCAGATGTCCCGCCCACTGCTTTCGGGGCAATCCACCGAGGAGGCACCGCACCGGCATGCCTTTGCCGCCTATCTGCGCTCTGGCGATGATGACGGCCTGCGCGGTCTTGTGCTGGACGGCAAGGCGATGAACAGCGCTGTGGCGGGTGATGGTGGCTATCTCGTCGATCCCGAAACCTCCCAGCGTATCCAGTCGGTGCTGACCTCCGGCGCATCGGTGCGCGCGATTGCCAATGTCGTGCAGGTCGAGGCCACTTCCTATGATGTGCTGGTGGATCACTCCGATATCGGCCACGGCTGGGCCACGGAAACCGGCTCCACCGCAGAGACCGGCACGCCGGTGATCGACCGCATCACGATCCCGCTGCACGAGCTGAGTGCACTGCCCAAGGCCAGCCAGCGCCTGCTGGATGACAGCGCCTTTGATCTGGAAGGCTGGCTGGCGGGGCGCATCGCCGACCGTTTTGCCCGCGCCGAGGCGGCGGCCTTCATCAGCGGCAACGGGATCGACAAGCCACGCGGGTTTCTGACCCATGCGACGGTGGATAACGATGTCTGGGTCTGGGGAAATCTCGGCACTGTACCGACCGGTGCGGATGGTGCTTTTGCCGGTGCGGATGCCATCGTCGATCTGGTCTATGCCTTGGGTGCGGCCTACCGTGCGGGCGCTGTTTTCGTGATGAACTCCAAAACGGCAGGCGCTGTGCGCAAGATGAAAGACAATGACGGCCGCTTCCTGTGGTCCGACGGTCTGGCTGCGGCAGAGCCTGCGCGTCTGATGGGCTATCCGGTGCTGATCGCTGAGGATATGCCCGATATCGCAAGCGGCGCCCATGCGATTGCCTTCGGCGATTTCCGCGCCGGTTACACGATTGCCGAGCGCCCCGACCTGCGGGTGCTGCGCGATCCGTTCAGCGCCAAACCGCATGTGCTGTTCTATGCGACCAAGCGCGTCGGCGGTGATGTCAGCGATTTTGCGGCGATCAAGCTGCTGCGTTTCGCCATCGCCTGACGCTGGCTACCCGAAGGCCGGTTTACCGGCTTTCCGGTCCGCGCGCGCCACGCTCTTTTTGTGTGCGGTGTCCTGCTGCTCCCCCGTCCGGGCACCGATCGTGGCGCGCGCATCCCCGGCTTTTGGCGGGCAGGGCTGCGCCCCTTGGACGAATAGTCGAAATTTTTGGAGATATTCCATGATGTTGACCGAAGACACCATGTTGCCTGATGCGCTGCTGCCGTTGGCGGCGTTCAAGGCGCATCTGCATCTGGGCACGGGCTTTGCCGAGACCAGCCTGCAGGATGAGTTGCTCACGGGATTTCTGCGTGCCGCGATGGCCGCGATCGAGGCGCGGATTGGCAAGATCCTGTTGGAGCGGGATTTCACCCTGACACTTGCGCGCTGGAGCAGCGCCACGGCGCAACCCTTGCCGGTCGCACCTGTGCAGTTGGTGGCGGCGATTGTCCTGCGCGATTCCGAAAGCGGCGAGACGAGTGTGCCGCCTGCGCAATGGCGTCTGGAGCCGGATATGCAGCGCCCCATGGTGCGCGCGGCGGGTGGAGCGCTGCCGACGGTGCCACCGGGTGGCAGTGCAGTGCTCCGCTTCCGCGCGGGGGTGGCGGCGGATTGGCAGGGGCTGCCACCCGATCTGGCGCAGGCCGTGCTGATGCTGGCGGCGCATTTCTACGAATACCGTCAGGAGACGGGGCTGGGCAGCGGCTGCATGCCTTTCGGGGTGACCAGCCTGATCGAGCGCTATCGCGGTTTGCGGCTGTCGCTTGGGCTGCGCGCACAAGGTCGCACGCCATGAAGGCGCCGAACCTGCGTCGGCGTATGGTGCTGGAGACGCCGCAGCGTATTCCCGATGGTGCGGGCGGTTTCGTGGAGGGCTGGCAGCCCTTGGGCGAGGTCTGGGCGGAGGTGTCCGGCAAACCGGGGCGCGAGGTGTCCGGCGGTCTGGCCGCGCTGTCGCAAAGCGGTCAGCAGATCGTACTGCGTGCCGCGCCCGTCGGCTCGACCAAGCGCCCCCGTCCGGACCAGCGCCTGCGCGAGGACACACGGATTTTCACCATTCTGGCCGTCAGCGAAAGCGACCCTGCGGGGCGCTATCTGACCTGCCTGACCTGCGAGGAGGTGGCGCGATGAGCTATGCAAGTGCAGCCGCGTTGCAAGCGGCGCTGTTCGCCCATCTGGCGGCCGATTCCGCTTTGAATGCGCTGCTGAACGGCGCGATCCATGATGCCCTGCCCGCAGGCACGGTGCCGCCGCTCTACCTGAGCCTCGGGCCGGAAGTGGTGCGTGACCGTTCGGACGGTTCGGCCAGCGGTGCGGATCACGAGATCAGCCTTTCGGTTGTCGCGGATGTGGCGGGGTTCCAGCAGGCCAAGACGGTGGCGGCGGCTGTCTGTGATGCCCTGGCGGCCCCCGGTCTGGCGCAGGAACTGGTGCTGACACGCGGGCGGCTGGTGTCGCTGCACTTCCTGCGCGCCACGGCAAAACGGGACGGTTCGGGCCAGCGTAGACGGATCGACCTGATCTTTCGCGCGCGGCTGGATGATATCTGAGTTCACGAACAGGAGGGGTCGCCATGGGTGCCCAGAACGGCAAGGACCTTTTGGTCAAGGTGGATATGACAGGCGATGGCCAGTTCGAGACGATGGCGGGGCTGCGCGCCACGCGGGTCAGTTTCAACGCGGAAAGCGTCGATGTGACCAGTCTCGAAAGTCAGGGCGGCTGGCGCGAGTTGCTGGCAGGGGCTGGCGTCAAATCGGCGGCGATCAGCGGCTCGGGCGTGTTCCGCGACGCCGCCAGTGACGAACGCGCGCGCCAAATATTCTTTGACGGCGAGACGCCGGGTTTCCAGATCGTGATCCCCGATTTTGGCATCGTGGAGGGAGCGTTCCAACTGACCAGTATCGAATATGCGGGCAGCCATAATGGCGAGGCGACCTACGAGGTCTCGCTCGCCTCTGCCGGCGCGCTTGGCTTTACGGCGCTTTGACATGGTGAACCCATGGGCGGGCGAGGTGGCGCTGGAGATCGACGGGCAGCGCCATGTGCTGCGGCTGACGCTGGGCGCTTTGGCCGCGCTGGAGGCGGGGCTGGGCGAGGACAGCCTTGTCGATCTGGTCATCCGCTTCGAGGCGGGGCGCTATTCCAGTCGCGATGTGATGTCATTGATCGTCGCGGGGCTGCGTGGCGGCGGCTGGCGCGGTGTCAGTGCCGATCTGCTGGCCGCCGATATCGCGGGCGGGCCTGTGGCGGCGGCGCAGGCGGCGGCACTGCTTCTGGTGCGCGCCTTCAGCCTGCCGGGTAACGGAGGCGATGATGCCCCAGATTGACTGGCCCGGCCTGATGCGGTCGGGGATGCGCGTCTTGCGCCTCCAACCCGTCCAGTTCTGGGCGCTGACGCCTGCCGAACTGGCGCTGATGCTGGGACGCGACGCGGGGCAGGCCCCGCTGGGCCGACACGCACTGGACCGGCTGATGCAGGCCTATCCCGATCCCGCGAAACCATCCGATGAGGGGATGACCCAATGACCGATTTGCAAAAGATCGAGGCGTTTCAGGATCAGGTCACTGCGCTTGATACCTCTCTGGGGGCTGCGGCCAATGTCGCTGGCGCCTTTGACGGTGAATTGCAGCGGATGCGCCGCGCGCTGGCCGATACGGGCCGTGACCTCGGCACGCTGGAGCGCGGGTTCAGCGGCGGTCTGCGCCGCGCCTTCGACGGGGTGGCCTTTGACGGGATGAAACTGTCGGATGCGTTGCGCACCGTAGCCACCAGCTTGGTCAACACCACCTATCAATCGGCCCTGCGACCGGTGACCGAACATTTCGGCGGGTTGTTGTCCAAGGGGGTGGGCGCGCTGATGGGGGGCGTTCTGCCGTTTGCGCAGGGCGGCAGCTTCACCCAAGGCCGCGTCATGCCCTTTGCCAGCGGTGGCATCGTCTCGGGCGCGACCATGTTCCCGATGCGTGGCGGGCTGGGCCTGATGGGCGAGGCGGGGCCGGAGGCGATCATGCCGCTGGCGCGCGGTCCCGACGGCAAGCTGGGCGTGCGCGGTGCCGGCGGTGGCGGGCCTGTCAACGTGGTCATCAATATCCAAACGCCGGATGTGGCGGGTTTCGAGCGGTCGCAATCGCAGATCGCCGCGCAGATGAGCCGGTTGCTGGGGCAGGGCCAGCGCAACCGCTGACAGGAAGGGAACAGGCCATGAGCTTTCACGAGGTGCGGTTTCCCGCAAGTCTGAGTTTCGGATCGGTCGGCGGGCCGGAGCGGCGCACCGATATCGTCACCCTCGCCAACGGGTTCGAGGAGCGCAACACGCCTTGGGCGCATTCGCGCCGCCGCTATGATGCGGGGCTGGGGCTGCGCTCGCTTGACGATATGGAGCGGCTGATCGCGTTTTTCGAGGCGCGCCGCGGGCAGATGTTCGCCTTTCGCTGGCAAGACTGGGCGGATTTCCGGTCCTGCCTGCCATCGGGAAAGCCCGGCGCGGGTGACCAGGTGATCGGGCGCGGCGACGGGGTGACACGGGTGTTCCAGCTCGTCAAATCCTACCGCTCGGGTGACCAGAGCTATACGCGCCCCATCGTAAAGCCTGTGCTGGGCACCGTGGTGCTGGCGATCGAGGAGACGCGGCTTTACGAGGGCGTCGATTTCGAGGTGGACCTGACAACAGGTCTCGTCACGCTGACAGAGGCCCCCACCATCGGGCTGGAACTGACAGCGGGGTTCGAGTTTGACGTGCCGGTGCGGTTCGATACCGACCGCATCGCCACCAGTGTTGCCAGCTTTCAGGCAGGCGAGGTGCCGCGCGTTCCTGTGCTTGAGGTGCGGTTATGAGCGCGGGTGCGGGCGAGGTGGCATTGCAGGCCCATCTGGCAGGCGGGCTGACCACATTGTGCCATGCATGGGCCGTCACGCGGACGGATGGCACCGTCTTCGGCTTCACCGATCACGATCTGCCCCTGACATTCGATGGGGTAGTATTTCGTGCCGAAAGCGGACTGGCCGCGCGCAGCCTGCACCAATCGACAGGGCTGTCGGTGGACAATACCGAGGCGCTCGGTGTGCTGCAAAGCAGCGCGATTTCCGAAGCGGATATCGAGGCCGGCCGTTTCGACGGCGCTGACGTGCGCTGCTGGCGGGTGAACTGGGCCGCGCCCGCGCAGCGCGCCTTGCTGTTTCGCGGCACCATCGGCGAGATGCGCCGCGCGGGTGCCGCCTTTACCGCAGAATTGCGCGGTCTGACCGAGGCGCTGAACCGTCCTTTGGGCCGTGTCTATCAAAAGCCCTGCACCGCCGTTCTGGGCGATGCGGCCTGCCGTGTCGATCTGTCCTCACCGGATTTCGCCCTTACTCTGCCGGTCAGCGCCAGCGAGGAGGGGCGCATCCTGCGTCTTGCGGGCGGGGCCGGCTATGTGCCGGGCTGGTTCCGGCGGGGGCGTGTGGTGGTGCTGGATGGGGCAGCCGCAGGGCTGGGCGCAGCAATCAAGCGCGACAGCCTTGACGGCGGCACGCGCGTGATCGAGTTGTGGGAGCCGTTGCGCGCCACGCTCGCCCCCGGTGACCATGTCACCGCGATTGCGGGTTGCGACAAACGGTTCGGCACATGCCGCGCCAAATTCGGCAATCTGGTCAATTTTCAGGGCTTTCCCGATCTTCCCGGCGATGGCTGGTTGCTGAGCGAACCGGGGCAATCCGGCAGGTTGAGTGGCGGCAGCCGTCGATGAGCGGCACCGACAGCGACAGGATCGTCACCGCCGCGCGCGGCTGGATCGGCACACCGTTCCGGCATCAGGCCTCGGTCAAAGGCGCGGGCTGCGATTGTCTGGGTCTGATCCGTGGCCTCTGGCGCGAACTTGTGGGGCCGGAACCTGAGGCGGTGCCGCCCTATACGCCGGACTGGTCCGAGCCGCAGGCGCAGGAATGGCTCTGGCAGGCGATGGCGCGGCATTTCCAGCCCGCGCCCGAACCGCCGCCCCCCGGTGCGGTTCTGTTGTTCCGTCTGCGCGCCGGATCGGTCGCCAAACATCTGGGCATTCTGACACAAGGCCCCGCAGGCCCCGGCGTGATCCATGCCTATTCGGGGCACGGGGTGGTTGAAAGCGCGCTTGGCCCTGCATGGCAGCGGCGCATCGCGGCACGGTTCGTCTTTCCGGAAAGGGTTCAATAATGGCAACGATACTTCTGTCCGCTGCAGGCGCGGCCATTGGCGGCTCTATCGGCGGCACGGCACTGGGCCTGTCGATGGTCGCGGTGGGCCGTCTTGCAGGGGCCACCATCGGGCGGGCGATTGACCAAAGACTGCTCGGGCAGGGCGCGCGGGCGGTCGAGACGGGTCGCGTCGACCGCCTGCGCCTGACCGGATCGGGCGAGGGTGAGGCGGTCGCGCAGGTTTACGGCCGGATGCGGATCGGCGGGCATGTCATCTGGGCCAGCGAGTTCCGCGAAACCGCAACCGTCACGCAAAGCGGCGGCGGCAAGGGCAAGCCACGGCTGACCGAGACGCAATACAGCTATACGATCAGCCTTGCGCTGGCTCTGTGCGAGGGCGAGATTGCGGGTGTGCCGCGCGTCTGGGCCGATGGGACAGAGGTTCCGGTGCGCGATCTGAACATGCGGGTCTATCGCGGTGACGCGGGACAGATGCCCGATCCGGTGATCGAGGCAATCGAGGGTGCGGGGCAGGTACCTGCCTATCGCGGCACCGCCTATGTGGTGTTCGAGGAATTGCCGCTGGGCCGCTCCGGCAACCGCGTGCCGCAGTTCGAGTTCGAGGTGCTGCGCCCCGACCAGCTTGGTCCCGGTGCCGCCGATCCCGACCCCGCGCATCTGGTGCGGGCGGTGGCGATGATGCCGGGCAGTGGCGAATATGCGCTGGCAGATACGCCTGTCAGCTATGTCTACGGGCCGGGGCAGGCGCGCAGCGCCAACATCAACTCGCCCTCCGGCCAGCCCGATCTTGTCACCTCGATTGACAGGCTGCGGATCGAGGCACCCGAATGCCGCGCCACCTCGCTGATTGTAAGCTGGTTCGGGGATGATCTGCGCTGCGCGGATTGCACGATCCGGCCAAAGGTGGAGCAGGTGGAATTCGACGGTGCGGAAATGCCGTGGTCTGTCTCCGGCCTCACCCGTTCGCAGGCCATGACCATCGCCCAGCTTGAGGGCAGGCCCGTCTATGGCGGCACGCCTGCCGATGCCTCTGTGATCGGTGCGATCCGGCGGCTTGCGGCCGAGGGGCAGGCGGTGATGGTCTATCCCTTCATCCTGATGGAGCAGTTGGCGGGCAACGGTCGGCCCGATCCCTATTCCGATGCCGCGCACCAGCCTGTGCTGCCATGGCGCGGGCGGATCACCGGATCAAAGGCGCCGGGCCAGCCCGGCACGCCCGATGGCACCGCGCAGGCCGAGGCCGAGGTAGCGGCGTTTTTCGGCAGCGCGCAGGCCGCGCATTTCACCGTGACGCAGGGGCATGTCGCCTATCATGGCCCGCAGGAATGGCGCTACAACCGCTTCATCCTGCATCACGCCGCATTATGTGCCGCTGCGGGCGGGGTGGACAGCTTCTGCATCGGCTCGGAAATGCGCGGGCTGACGCAGTTGCGCGGGCCGGATCACAGCTTTCCCGCTGTGGCCGCGTTGCGCGCGCTGGCCGCACAGGCCCGCGCCATTCTGGGGCCGTCGGTCAAGATCAGCTATGCCGCCGACTGGTCCGAATATTCCGGCTACCAGCCCTCGGACGGCAGCGGCGACAGGTTCTTCCATCTTGATCCGCTCTGGGCCGATCCGCAGATCGACTTTGTCGGGATCGACAATTACATGCCGCTGTCGGATTGGCGCGACGGGCGTGACCATCTCGATACGGACTGGAAAACGATCTACAATCCCGCCTATCTGCGCGCCAATATCGAGGGCGGCGAGGGCTTTGACTGGTTCTACCACTCTGCGGAGGCGCGCGCGGCGCAGATCCGCACGCCCATCACCGATGACGCGCATCAGGAGCCGTGGATCTGGCGCTACAAGGACATTCGGGGCTGGTGGTCCAATGCCCATCACGAGCGGGTGGGCGGCGCGCGCAGCGCCACCCCCACCGCATGGGTCCCGCAATCCAAACCTGTCTGGTTCACCGAACTGGGCTGCCCCGCCGTGGACAGGGGCACCAACCAGCCGAACGTGTTTCTGGATCCGAAATCATCGGAATCCTTTGTGCCCTATCATTCCAGCGGCCAGCAGGACGAGGTGATCCAGATGCAATATCTGCGCGCCATGCTGGGCCACTGGCGCCAGCCCGCGAACAACCCCGTCTCGGCGGTTTACGGCGGGCGCATGCTGGATATGTCGCGTGCTTTCGTGTGGGCATGGGACGCGCGCCCCTATCCGTTCTTTCCCGCCAATGCGACGCATTGGGCCGATGCCGCGAATTACGCGCGCGGCCATTGGGTGACGGGCCGGCTTGCCGCGCGCTCGCTGGCCTCGGTGGTGGACGAGATCTGTGCCCGCGCCGGACTGACGGGGCAGGACACAAGCGCCTTGCACGGGATCGTGCGCGGCTATGCGCTGGCGCAGGTGGGCGATGCGCGCGCCGCATTGCAACCGCTGATGCTGGCTTACGGCTTTGACGCGGTGGAGCGGGGCGGCAGGCTGCGGTTCGTGATGCGCCGTGACGGTGTCGCGCAGCCCGTGGCCGAAAGCGCGCTTGCCGATTTGCCCGACAGCCCGCCGCATCCGCAGCATATCCGCGCCGCCGAGGCCGAGATGACGGGCCGTGTGCGCCTGCGGTTCATCCAGAACGACACCGATTACGTCACTTCCGCCGAAGAGGCGGTGCTGCCGGACGCGGCGACCCATGCGGTGGCGGGATCGGATATGCCGCTGTTGTTGTCGCGCGGCGAGGCGCGCCAGATCGCGGAGCGCTGGCTGGTCGAGGCGCGGCTGGCTCGTGACGGGCTGCGGCTGGGCTTGCCGCCCTCGCGTCAGGATCTGGGGGCGGGCGACCTGCTGACATTGCAGGATGATGCCAGTGGCGCGCAATACCGCATCGACAGCGTCGATCTGGCGAGCGGTCAGGTGATCGAGGCGACCCGCGTTGACCCGTCGGTCTATTTGCCCGCGGCGGTGGAGGAGGATGCCATCGCGATGCCCGCCTTCCTGCCGCCCCTGCCGGTCTTTGCGCTGTTCATGGACCTGCCCCTGATGACGGGCGACGAGCAACCCCATGCCCCGCATCTGGCCGTCACCGCCGATCCATGGCCGGGGGCAGCGGCGCTCTACAGTTCCGCTACGGGATCGGGTTTCACCCTCAACACAGTGGTCCAGCGCCGCGCCATCATCGGCGTGACCCAGAGCCCGCTTGCCAAGGGACAGCCCGGACTGCTGGACACAATCGCAAGCGTGAGCGTCAAACTGACCTCCGCTGCGCTCTCCTCCATTGATCTGCAGACCCTTCTGGCCGGGGGCAATCTGGCCGCTTTGGGCGATGGCACGGCTGACCGCTGGGAGGTGTTCCAGTTCGCCGGTGCCACGATGATCGCCCCAGATACCTACAGACTGCACCTGTTGCTGCGCGGCCAGCTTGGCAGCGATGCGGTGATGCCGGATGTCTGGCCGCAGGGCAGCTATTTCGTGCTGCTGGATGGCACGCTGCCCCAAATCGCCTTGCCCAATGCGGCGCGGGGGCTGTTGCGGCACTACCGCGTCGGTCCGGCCGCGCGCGGGTTGGATGATCCGTCCTTCACCGCGACAGAGCATGCCTTTGACGGCACCGGCCTGAAACCCTATGCGCCCGTGCATTTGCGCGCGACTCAAGGCGCGGACCAGTCGGTCGCAGTCTCATGGGTCCGGCGGGGGCGCTTGGATGCCGACGGCTGGGATGCACCGGAGATCCCGCTGGGCGAGGAATCAGAGCGTTACCAGCTTCGGATCTGGCAAGGCAGCGTGCTGAAGCGCGACATCGTGCTTGACGCACCCGGTTGGGTCTATTCAGGCGCGGCACGACTGGCCGATGGCACAACGGGGGCGTTCCGCGTCGAGGTGGCACAAATCTCGGCCCGCGTGGGGCCGGGCTACCGCGCGGCGCTGACCGTTCCCGCCTG